GTACGCGGCCACCGACACGTTCAGCAACAGCTACACGCACAAGACGCAACAGGTCTTTGCGGCTGGCGGCGGCACATACAGTATCGACACGTTCTACTGCGAGAGCGGCACGGGCGGCACAGGGCACCAAGCAACGCTCACACCCACGACCTCGGACGGAACCTCATACCGCGGCACGTACCTGGCCGCGCTCATCGAGGGCACCGGAGCGCCGTTTGTGTCAGGGTTTGGCCAGTCCACCTCCCTGTCCTATCCGTACGTGGCCAATCCACCGTATGCATCGACCACGCTCACCGTGGCGCCTCCATCGGCCGGCATCATGGCCATCTCGTCTGCGATCATGTCCTTTGCATCGACGAGTGCGACGCCCACCGAATCCACCGGCTTTACGGTTCAAAAATACTACGACGCAAGCACCGCAATTGCCTTTGCGATAGCGACCAAAATCATCTTAAGTTCCGGCGCGGTGACGCCAAGCTGGAGCGGCACCAGCGCACAGGAAGCGTTCACCTCGCTCGATAGTTGGAACGACACGCTCGCGCCCGTGACAACTGCGCCGGCATCCATGCAACTCATGTTCCCCTAATTCAACGAGCACACACCTATGAACATTTGGACGATCCTGATAATTCTGCTAATTTTGGGAGCTTTCGGCGGCGGCTTCGGCGGCTATTGGCCGCATAGTTACGGGTTCGGCGGCGGCGGGTTGCTGATCGTAATCCTGATCGTACTGCTGCTCTCGGGTCGGCTGTGAAATGCCCGTGCGCCTTGGAATCAGTCCCGTCACGCGCCCTGCGGCCAGTACGCCGGAGGATATTGCTGGTTACGAGAAGGAAATGGACAACCAGCGCGAACGCGATCTGATTGGTTACGATGTCAGACTGACCAAATTTTTAGGGTGGGCAGCACTCTTGGGTCTGTCTTTGATGACCGGCGCGATCACGTGGAGCGCCGCGACGCTCGTGGGTTTGAAATCCGATGTAGCGGTGCTCTTGGCGCGCCCAGAAGGGGTGAGCCGTCTTGAGTACGACCGGGATTACAAGCACTTCGATGATGAGATCGCCGCATTGAAACGCCGGCACGAACGCGAGGATAAATGACCGCTTCGGAATCAATATCGCTGATCGGGGCTCTTGCCGCGTTCATCGCCGCAATTTCAAGCGCTATTGCCGCCATTACCTCATCGCGCAACTTGCGCACGCTCCTTGATGTGAAACATCAGACGAATTCTTTGGTGGAAAAATTAGGCGAAACCAAACTTGCGCAAGGCATCGCCGAAGGCACGGCACAAGGTTTGGAGCAAGGAAGGCAGGAGGCGGTCAAATGAGTACGCCGATATGGATGGTGCGTGCGGCGCCCTATCTCACCTTAATATACGGCGTCGAAGCCGCATTCGGCATTCCGCGAAATTTGCTGCTTCGCATTGCTTATCAAGAATGCTCATGGCGCCCTGATGTTATCAACTGCACCGTCAAATCGGAGGCTGGCTGCGTCGGTATGTTTCAACTGAACCCGAAATATTTCCCGAACGCGGGCGCCTCCATTGCCGCCGATTGCAGCTCTGCGGCGGGGTTGCTGTCAAGCCTGTACAAGCGCTTCGGTGATTGGCAGCTTGCGCTTGCGGCCTACAACTGGGGCGGCGGAAATGTGCATCACGAGATGGCATCGGATGGCGTGCCGGAGCTTGCCGACATGCCCACCGAGACGCAAAACTATGTGCGCGAGATCGTCGCCGACGTGCCCGTGCCCGGAGTGCTGGTGTGAGCGCAGCGACCGGCACGGGCACGTACAATCTCGCCATCAATCAGGGCGCCACCTATCAGCGCACGTTCGTTTGGACCACGGGGTCATGCATGTCGGGGTGCTCGCCGCCTGCCGGTGCGGCGCCTGTGCCGGTTGACCTCACAGGATATACAGCCGTGATGCAGTTTCGAGCCTTTCCTTTGGCGCCCACGGTGCTTTATGACGCGAGCGCCGATATCACCTTGGGTGGCACGGCGGGCACGATCGCGCTCAATATCGACGCCACCGACACGGAAACTTTTACCTGGTCGCAGGGTGTTTACGACTTACTGATGACCAGTGCGCAAGGCGTCGCCGTGCGCTTGCTTCAAGGAGCGGTATCTGTGGCACCTGCGGTGTCCATATGAGCGTCACCGTTACCGAGATCACCTCGAACCTGATTCAAGTCAACACGCCAGGACCGCAAGGTCCCACGGGACCCATGGGCAATCCCGGAGCCACCGGACCCACGGGAATCGGGCCAACTGGAGCGCCGGGACAGGCCGGCACGCCGGGTGCTACGGGACCGACGGGCAGCGCGGGATTGCTTGGCGCGACAGGTCCGACGGGCGCGACGGGAACAGGCCCCACAGGGCCGACGGGCTCAGGCCCCACAGGCCCGACGGGCAGCTCTGGCCCCACCGGCCCCGCATCGGGCCCCACCGGCCCCACGGGCGCTGCCGGGCCTACGGGTTCTTCTGGTACGCCAGGCGGCCCCACCGGCCCCACGGGACCCTCCGGCACGAATTTTGGACAAGTTCTTGCCATTGCAAGTTTGAGGCTATGACATGATTTTGCTTACCCAGACGACCGACGCGCTGCAAGTGACTACCGCAGGCACCCAGTCAACCGATTGGACGTGCTCTTACGTCGACATCACCACGACGCTTTTCACCCCTGGAAGCGCCGAAGGCAATGTAACCTCTGCCACATCGACCACCGTTGCAACCGCGCCCGCGGCCAGTACGCAGCGGCAGATAAAGTATTTAAGCGTCGTCAATCGAGATGCGAGTAACCCGCAAACGGTGACGGTTGCCAAAAATTCAGCGAGCATTGCGTATGCGTTGACCGGCGCCATTACTCTGCAAAGCGGCGAGACCTTGCAGTATGTCGATGGCATCGGTTTTGAAGTGCTGACCGTGCTGGGTCAAGTCAAGACGGCGGGCATTGTCGGCTCCACAGGTCCGACAGGTCCCACGGGCACTACGGGTGCACTCGGACCCACCGGACCCACGGGAGCGACCGGTGCAAGCGTCACCGGCCCCACGGGCACCACTGGCGTGACAGGGCCAACGGGCCCAACGGGATCAGTGGGCTCATTCGGCGCGCAAGGCCCCACCGGCCCCACGGGCGCTAGCGGCCCCACCGGCCCCACGGGCACTGTTGGCTCATTTGGACCCACCGGGCCCACCGGACCGTCCGGCTCTGGACCTACGGGTCCGACCGGAATAGGCGCAATCGGACCCACCGGACCCACGGGAAATACAGGGCCGACAGGTCCGGTTTCGGCAGGCATCCTCTACGTGTCAAGTTACGGGACGTGGGACCCGACCGGCACCGTCGATTGCTCAGCCACGTTGCAAGCGGCTATCAATGATGCGTGCGCGCAGCGTTTGCCGCTTCGCACCTTGGGCGGAATCTATCTTATAAATTCCACCATCCATATGACACCTGCGCGAAACCAAACGCAGACTTTAGACTTCGGTGGCGTGGGTGTAATGCCGGGTAGTCACAATACATTCTCGCCCACAGGGAACGAACCGTTCACGATTTTTTACAGCACGACCAATACCACAGGTCCGATGTTCGATCAGACGGGCGGCGTCGGTACGCATTATTCAAATTTCGTGCTTTCAGGGCCTAACACGATTTCGCAGTACCAATTCCCCAACGAACAGGCCGCGTGCTACGTGATGCCCGGTATGCGCGACTCGCAATATTCGCCATTGTGCGGGTTTTCTTTCGACGCGTTTGTGCCGCAGTCTGGCACGGTTGCGTTGCCGCCCGATGGTGGATATCCGGGGCTTTCAAGTTGCTACAACACATCAAATAAGCCATCGACCAATTGCTTGCTGGAAAACGTTTCCGTATGTAATTTTGTGGTGGGTTTCGGTATCACGATGTCCGGTGCAGGATCGCTCACCGATTCGATGACGTTTCGGCGCTGCAATGCGACCATATGCAAAGTCGCGTATGCCGCAGGGCAAGCTCAATCGAAAATCCACGTGATTGAAGGCGGAAACTGGGGTAGCGTGCAAACCATATTTGATGGCGCCACTTACGGCTCGCAGTTCGGGTTGCCGCCGATTGAAATACACCATATCGGGATCGGTTTCTATCACCGGGTGTTCAATTTCTCAAGCACCGTCGGCCCGTGTTCGATGCATCATTTTTACTCAGAATCCGGCCGCAGTTTAGGGAATTTCGGAACTTCCGGCACCACCTCGCGTCAACTGCTCTCTTTGGATAATTGCCCGTTCACGTTTTACGAAGGCGGAGCAGGCGGAGCGCCACCGGGCCTACCACTGCCGCCCACTATTTTGGAATGTTACGGGCCGGCGTGGATCACCAATTGCAGTTTTGGTGTGAATAACGGCAACATCTGGTCTTGGAATTTCGTGATCGGCACCGGTGCCGGCGAATCGGTTTTCTTCCCTCTGGTCTTTAACAACTCGGCGTTTAAAGCGCCTCCCACTCAACAGTTGATTCCTTTTGTGGGACTGACTAGTACGCAGTGCGTAGCGACGCTTCGAGATTGCTATTCATCTGGCACTTTCCCCGCGTTGCCCATGTCGGATATTTCAAGTCACGATATCAGTGAATTTACGTGGAACGGGCGCGCGGTGTTCTCCGTGCAGGGAAGCCTATACGCAAACGGCACTGGCAACGTGTTTGTGAACACCGCAAACAAAGCAGGATCAGTAACGCTCACCGTCAGTGCGTTGACGCTGACCACGATTGCCGTCACGTTTGCCGCCGCTCCCGCGTCAGGGGCGGTTTCAGCGCCGCTATCGACCAACTGGCCCGGGCCTTCGGGGCGTTTTCCAGTCACGTTTTCAACGGGCGATGTCAGAAACGCGATATTCACAAACGGCACGACCACGTGTTTCTGGGCAAGCGCGGGCCAGTCAAGTTATGGATTGACTGCGGCGGCCACGACTTCAGGCACCGTGGCCAATACGGGTTTAACATTCACGTATGCAGGTGCTACTGGCACCATCCAAGTCAATGACAACCTTTTTTGGCAGATGATCCTGCAGGGCGGCAGCACCAATAAACAAACCGTGCTCGCCTGGCTTGTCACTGCGGTGAGCGGCACAACCATCACCGCGACGCCGATGTTCGATGCCACGCAATACGACACCGTAGCGAACAATCCAGCCAACGTGATAACCATTGCGCAGCAGCAATGGGCGCCCTCGGGAGCTTCCATCACCTGCACCACATCGACCAGCAGCACCACCATCACGGCGCTGTCAAGCACGCAAGCGCCGTTAAACGGCGACTGGGTGCAAGGCATATCGGGCACAACTTCCGTTTTGCCAGCCAACACACGCGTGGTTTCAGGCGCCGGCACCACGAGCCTTGTGCTCAATAACACGCCCACCGTGGCAGCGACGGGCGTTGACTTATATTTTGCTAGACTTCAAAGCCCAACCGTCACGGCGACGTGGTAACGACGATGAAAATAGCCATATGCGCGATATCAAAGAACGAAATTTTGCACGTCGCAAGGTTTTGCACGGCAGCGCGCGAAGCGGACCTCATCATGGTCGCTGACACTGGCTCAATCGACGGCACCCCCGAGGCGTTGGTCACCCACGGCGCGATTGTGCACACGATCACGATTTCCCCGTGGCGGTTCGATGACGCACGAAACGCCGCGCTTGCTTTGCTACCGCCTGATATCGACGTGGTGGTGAGCCTTGATTTGGATGAAGTGCTGCAACCCGGATGGCGGCAGGAGATTGAGCGCGTGTGGACACCCGAGACCACGCGCATGCGCTACGGCTTTGACTGGGGTTGCGGCATCGTATTTCAGTACGAGAAGATTTTCGCGCGTCGTGGCTATCGTTTCCATCATCCGTGTCACGAATACCCGACGCCGGATCGCGTAAATGAGGTGTGGGCGGAAACGAACATGCTGCTTGTCGTGCACAAGCCGGATTCGTCCAAGTCTCGAGGCCAGTACTTGGACCTGCTTCGCGTGTCAATCGAAGAAGATCCGCACTGTCCGCGAAACGCGTTTTACTACGCCCGCGAATTATCGTTTCACGGCAGGCACCGCGAAGCGATTCAAGAGGTGGAGCGGTATCTTGCGCTACCTCGCGCGACGTGGCCGAACGAGCGCTGCTACGCGATGCGCACGGCGGGGCGCTCGTTCACCGAATTGGGCGATCTTAATGCCGCGCTTCGCTGGTTTCGCTTGGCCTGCGCCGAAGCGCCCGATACGCGCGAGCCGTGGTGCGAACTCGCCAAGGCATGCTACCTCACGCATCGGTGGGCGGAATCTTTGGGCGCTGCGCTCACGTGCTTATCGATCACCAATCGCGAAAAGGTGTACACCGTGGACCCGGCTGTGTGGGGCGCGCAGCCGCATGACTGGGCATCCATCGCTGCGTGGAACATGGGACTGCGGGCACTTGCGCTGGAGCATGCGCGCAAAGCCGTAGAATTGGAGCCTGATGATTTAAGATTGCGGCAGAATCTTAGCTATTGCGAGCAATTAAATCCGAGCGTATCCGCCGCATGAGCTACGTTCCGCCTGCTGGCAACATCACGAATACCACGGGCTCTTACGGGTTTGCACCTTCTTTTGGCGAGACGTTGCTGTATGCGTTTAATCTTTGCGGGGTTCGCAACACCGCTCTCACGCAATCTCATTTTGAGACCGGCCGCATGGCGGCCAACATGCTCATGTCCGAGTGGAGCGCGCGCGGTGTTAACCTCTGGCAAGTCGATTTGCAGTGCGTGGCGCTTACCCAGGGCTGCGCCACGTACCCTGTTCCATCGAACACTATCGTCATGCTTGATGCGTATGTCACGATGAACTCAGGGGCCGCAGGCATCGATCGACTGATACTGCCCATTAGCCGCACTGAGTATGCAAGTTATTCAAACAAACAGCAGCAGGGATTTCCCACGACCTTTTGGATGGATCGATTGCTTTCACCCACGGTAACCTTGTGGCCCGTGCCCGATGGCACTCAAAGCGCGTTCAAATACTATCGCCTGCGGCAAACCCAAGACACCGCGCTATCCAATGCGGCCGTGCCTGAAATGCCCGTGTACTTTTGGAATGCGTTCACCAAAGGATTAGCCGCCAACCTTGCGATCAGTTGGGCGCCTTCGCAGTATCCGGTATTGAAGGCTGAAGCCACCGAAGCCTACGGCTATGCGGCGGCACAGAACACCGAGACCGCGCAGCAGTATATTTCTCCGATGATCTCAGGATACTACCGGTAATGGCTTACGCCAGCCGCTCAGGGCGCGCAAGGACTTCGGCAACGAACCCCCAAGCGCATGCGATCTGCGATCGTTGCGGCGCGCGCTATAATTTCGTGGATTTAGGCTGGCAATTCGATTGGCGCGGTCCCACGGTGCAAAACTTACGCATCTTGGTCTGTCGCTCGTGCACGGATCGCCCGCAGGAGCAACTTCGAGCGATCGCGTTACCTGCGGACCCTACGCCGATCATCAACGCACGCCCGCAGGATTTTGTGGGCGCATCGACCGACTATCGCGCGACCTCGCGCCCGACCCTCTACGATCCGGTCACGGGTATCCCAATACCCTCCACGGACCTTCGCGTCACGCAAAATTGCGAGAACCGCATCACGGTGCCTTACGGCAATCCCACCGGGTTGGATCGAAATGCGGTAATGCCATTGAACGGCACCGCGCATTACGGCATCGTGCTGCCGGTGCTCTCCGTGTTCGCGCAAGGCACGATCGTGACTGTCACGTGTTCAGCGGTGCATAACCTGCACACCGGCGATCAGGTATCGGTCGACGGGTTCGGCGCGGGCAACGGTTTTTTCAGCGTGAACGTCCTCACCGCTACCGTGTTCACCTATGAAACCATCGGCAATGTGGCCGCTCAAATCAATGGCATTCCGGTCATTCAACCGGTTACGAATTTTGGGTTTTACCTAGAGAACGGAATGGATTTCCTGACCCTTGAGGATGGTTCAACGCTTTTTGAGCAAGAGGGAGGCCCGTGAATTTAAGCGGCGTGCGCATTGCCACCGCGCTCGTTGGCCTGCCGCGCGGCTCGGTCGTATTTCCCATGACCACCTCCGATGCCCCTGCGGGCAATACCGCCACCGTGCCTGGACCGCCCACCAATGTCATCGCAACCCTCTCGGGATCGAACGGGTTTAATTTTTACCTTGAGGATGGGGTGGATTTTTTGACCCTTGAGGATGGCATGACGCTCTTTGAACAAGAGAACGGCCCGTGACCGATCAAGCCACCGTGTCATTTTCCCCGCCCGTAAATGACGGTGGCGCGCCGATTTATCAATTCACCGTGACCGCCATGCCGGGCGGCATTACTGCAACCGGTACGGGTAGCCCCATTACGGTCACCGGTTTGACGGACGGCGTGCAATACACGTTTACCGTCACCGCAACAAACGCCTACGGTACAGGCCCCGCTTCCGCGCCTTCAAATGCAGTGACCCCCTCAACCACCCCTAGCGCGCCCACGGACGTGCAAGCCTTTAACTTAAATGGCGTGATTCAGCTATTTTTTGAAGCGCCTTTTAACGGCGGCTCGCCGATTATTGATTACACGGCAACTTCGACACCCGCCAGCACGCCCGTCAGTAGCGGGACGAGTCCGATCACGATTTCCGGCCTGACGCTAGGCACGTCCTACACGTTCGTCGTGACGGCCACGAATGCAAACGGCATCGGCCCCGCTTCCGTGGCCTCAAATCCCGTGACGCCCTCGACAGGCCCCGCAATCGCACCCAGTCCGCCAACAGGCCTCGTGGCGGCCGCAGGGGTTAATAGCGCGGTGGTAACTTTCACGCCGGGCGCCAATGGCGGCTCGCCGATTACCGATTTTGCCGCCAAGGCGAGCCCGGGTGGTGTGACCGTTTATGGCGCGACATCGCCGCTCACCGTCACAGGGCTCACCGCCGAGACCTCGTACACCTTTACGGTGACCGCAACCAATGCCGTAGGCACGAGTTCTCCGTCAGCCCCATCAAACGCGGTCACGCCGATCGGCGTCGCAGGCGCGCCCACTGCGGTTACCGCCTCCGCTGGCGCAGCTCAGGCAACCGTCGCGTTCACGGCGCCCGCCTATAACGGCGGCTCGGCGGTGTTCAATTATTTGGTGTCCTCATCTTTAGGCGGTGCGCCGACGGCAGGCGCTACAAGCCCGATTCTGGTGACCGGGCTTACCAACGGTCAGCCGTACACGTTTACTGTCAAGGCGCAGAACGCAGCCGGGATCGGCCCGCCGTCCTCGCCGTCAAACAGCGTTGTTCCGTCGACGGTGCCCGGCGCGCCTGCGGGCGTGACTGCCGCAGCGGGCAATGCGCAAGCGGTGGTGTCGTTCACGGCGCCTGCCACGGGCGGCTCACCGATCACCGCTTACACCGCAACCGCCTCGCCGGGAGGTGCCGCGGCAAGCGGCGCGGGATCGCCGCTCACACTTGCGGGCCTTACGAATGGGACGCAATACACGTTCACCGTCACCGCAACAAACGCGAACGGCACGGGATTGCCATCCGCGCCATCAACGCCGGTGACGCCAAGCGCCGTGGTGCCGAGCGCCCCGCAGTCGCCTGCCGCCGCCGCCGGCAACGCTCAGGCCACCGTGACATTTTCGCCGCCCGCCTCGACTGGGGGCGCGCCGATTACAGGGTATGTCGCAACCGCCTCGCCGGGAGGCGCTAACGCCTCTGGCAGCGCATCACCGCTCACCGTGCCCGGGCTCATCAATGGGCTTGCGTACACGTTCACGGTTGCGGCCGTCAACTCGGCGGGAACTGGCGCGGCGTCGGTCGCTACGAATGCAGTCACGCCGTCAGGATTGCCGTTTGCGCCCACGGGATTAGTCGCCACCCCGGGAAACGCACAGGCGAGCGTCGCATTCACTGCGGCCAACGGCAACGGCACGGCGATAACCGGCTACACGGTGACATCTTCGCCAGGCGGCATCACCGGCACGGCCGCCACCTCGCCTATTTTGGTGACGGGTTTGACCAACGGAATCGCCTACACGTTCACGGCCACGGCGACGAACACGAACGGCACCAGCGCGGCGAGCGCGCCGTCTCGCGCCGTGACACCCGCCACGGTACCGAGCGCGCCCACCTCGCCGGTCGCTACTGCGGGTAATGCAAACGCGTCAGTTGCCTTTAGCGCACCGGCCTCCACTGGAGGCTCTGCGATCACTTCTTATATCGTCACAAGTTCCGCGGGACAATCGGCCTCGGGCGCCGCATCGCCCGTGACCGTGCCAAACTTAACCAACGGCACGGCGTACACGTTCACCGTGATCGCGGTCAATTCCATAGGCGCGGGGCCGTCCTCCGTGGCATCCAATAGCGTGACTCCCTATGCGCCGACGCCGTTTCAGATCACAACGACGTCTTTACCATCAGCGACCACGGGGGTGCCCTACAGCGCCTCGGTGGTGGCGGCCAATGGCGCGGCACCCTACACGTACGTCAACACGACCGCGATGCCTGCGGGCCTGTCAATTTCGTCCACTGGCGCGATATCGGGAACGCCGAGCGCGGCGTCCACCACCAGCGTTGGCTTTCAAGCGACCGACAGCGCAGGCAATAAGACCGCCGTGACGAGTCTTGCGATCACGGTTTCTGCGGGTACGCTTACAGTGCCTAGTGCGCCGACGGCACTTACGGCAACGCCAAGCAACGCAGCGGCGACCGTATCGTTCTTGGCACCCGCATCAACGGGCGGCACGCCTATTACTGGGTATACGGTGACATCAAGCCCGGGCGCCTTGACTGGCGCGGGTTCCGCATCGCCGTTGGTCGTCACAGGACTCACCAATGGACAGGCTTATACATTCACGGCGACCGCAACGAATGCCATCGGCACTGGGGCGGCATCGGCGCCCTCCAATAGCGTTACGCCCACTGCGGCAAGCGCGCTAGCCGTGCTCACCAATGGGGCACTCAATACCAGTGCGTTCCCTTACGATTACTCGTATTCAGGCACTTTCAATTACGGCAACACGACGAATCTTCAAAGCGGCACCACCGGCAATCTTGAAGTCACTGGCGCTAGCCAATACGGGTCAGGGTGGCAACCGGCGTCAAATTGGCCAGCGCAATTTGCCGGCGGCAACAACGGCATTGATCTATCCGCCTACACATCGATTCAATTCTCGGTCTATGCCGCGCACCCGGCGACTATCAGCCTTTTCAAACACTACACGCGCTCAACTGGCAACGACATCGCTACCAGCTGCGGTGTCGGCAACATCACGAATGTGCAGTCCGTGCCCGCCAATACATGGACATCAGTCACCGTCAATCTGGCGCTGATCGGAGGACTGGCGAGTTTCAACGACTACAAAACGGCGCTTCAGGATTCGACTCAAGAGAACTGGTTCATCAATTCAGCCCAATACCTGCCGGGCAATTACGCTTGGATTTACAACGGCGATCCAAACAAGACGCTGCAAAGCGGATGGGCCGACGCATCAACCGCAACGGTCAACTATGCAAAATCCCCAAACAGCATCAACTCAAGCCTGTACGCGGTTAACAATCCGCCGACGAAGGCAACGGTTTTCACTGGCGCCATTTCGGGCACGACGCTAACCGTCTCGGGGTTGACCGGCAGTATTCAAATCGGCCAAGTGGTCCTCTGGAACGGACAAGGCACACCACCGACGGTCATCAGCGGATCAGGGTCCACATGGGTCATCTCGCCAACACAAGGCACCGTGACATCTCAGCAAATGGTCACCGGATTTAACCAGTCCGCCATTAATTGCGTTCAGGTCACTAGTGCTGCGGGGCAATACTTCGAAGTGACGACCACCGGTTTTAGTTTGTCGCTGTACAACAACTTCACGTTTGCCGCACTGCCCACAAAAACGGGCTACGTTTACAAGGTGCAGTTTTTGTCAACAGCGGGCGTTTTGATAGGCAACTCGGTCACCGCTTTAACGCCGCAGGATAACGGGGTGCAGACCTCGGCGTGGAACATGTATCTGGTCGCGCTCTCTGCGTTCGGCTTGGGCAGCACCACGAACATCGGCGGGGTACGCATCACGAACACGTCGGGTGCGACCACGGATTATTACGGCGCAATCGGATTCGTCTCGTGAACGGCCCACCAGCGTTGTAATATTTGCCATGGCCAATACCACCATAGAGCAGTTACCCGCAGCGATCGCCATCACGGGCGCGGAGCTGCTTGAGGCGGTGCAAAATCAGACCTCTGTTCGGGTGACCGCTGCGCAAGTGGCCGCGTTGGGCGGTGCGCAGGGGCCGACCGGGCCCACCGGACCCGCCAGTGGGCCGACCGGTCCCACGGGCGGTATCGGGGCCACGGGGCCGACCGGTGGTGGTCCGACTGGAGCACCGGGACCGACGGGTCCTGCGGGTATTGGGCCAACCGGCACCGGGGCCACGGGACCGACCGGTCCTGCTGGCATTTCAGGGCCCACAGGGCCCACGGGCGCGACCGGGGTAACGGGGCCGTCAGGCTCTGGTCCCACTGGCCCCACGGGGATCGGCGCATTCGGGCCAACCGGGCCAACCGGGCCGACCGGTTTCGGCACGATCGGCGCCACCGGTCCCACGGGCGTGGGCGCAACGGGTGCGCCAGGGCCTACGGGCCCGACGGGGAGCATGGGGCCAACGGGAACGGGACCCACAGGCGCGACCGGCGTCGGGGCCACGGGACCGACCGGGCCCACCGGCAGCATCGGGGCAACGGGCGCGGGGGCGACAGGTCCGACTGGCGCGACAGGAGCCACCGGACCCGCCTCCGGGCCCACCGGGCCTACTGGCGCGGCGGGCAGCGCGGGGCCCACGGGGCCCTCGGGATCGGGCCCGACGGGACCCTCGGGGCCGACGGGGCCTACGGGCGTGGGCGCCACGGGGCCCACGGGATCATCTGGCGGTCCGACAGGGCCTACGGGCAGCGGCGGGCCCACTGGTCCCACGGGACCTGTGGGTACCGCATCGCTTGGGGTTATATCCGATGCGCCATCGGGCACCAATGCCAATTACACGGTGGCCGGGCAAATGGCCGCAGGCGTGCGCTTCATTGAGCTCTCCCCTGCGGCCGCCGGGTGCGTCATTACGGGGCTTCAGGCCGGCACCAACGGGCAAGACGTAACGATCACCTGCTTAACCGCTTCGGGGCTTACCTTAAACGCGCTTGATGGGACTTCGTTAGGTGCGAATCAGTTCAGGTTGCCCGCGAACTTCACGCTCTCTCAGTACAACAGTCAGACGTTCAAATATTCCACCGCCATCGGGCTATGGGTCGCCACATGAAATACCTTGCACTCGCTCTGACATTCATGGCCTCGGTGTGCCACGCACAGGGCTCAAATTATTTCGTGCCAGGGTGCGCGTTGACCGGATCTGCGACCTCGCAAGTGGTCAACCTTTCGGCTTCCGGGTGCATCGTGGGCAACTTGCCTGTCGCAAATCTGTTCGGCGGCACGGGCGCTTCGGGCACGACTTATCTTAGCGGCACCGGGTGGTCCACGCCCGCTGGCGTGCCGGGTGGCGCCTCAACGCAAGTGCAGTACAACAATGCAGGCGCATTTGCGGGAAATCAGGGGCTCGCGTGGAGCGTGTCGACGAATACCTTGTTGGTGGGAGACTATTCAACCTCAAGCAACGGCATTATTACGGTGGGTGGTACCAGCACCGGAACCGGGACACTCAAGTCAGGCGGCGGGCAGATGACCGTGCAAGGCGCGCCGCTGATCTTGACCACGACCGGGGGCACCGCGATCAGCATCGCGGGCTCCGCGGGCACGGGCACAGGTGCAGGCAGTTCGATCAACATCACGGCCGGCAACACGGGCGCAAGTAGCACCTCGCGCGGCGGCGCGATTCAGCTTACCGGCGGAACGGGCAATGCATCTGAACCATCAGGGAACGTTGTATTAACCGGCGGTTCAGGCTATGCAACCACCGGCACCGCAGCCGGCGTGGTGTTGCAAGGCGGTGTAGGGAACACCAATGCGCTGTCGGGTGACTTGTATTTCCAAACTTTCAATACCACGCGCCTGACGATTGATCCTTACGGCGCTTGGTATTTAGGTGGCTCGGCGCCCGGAGCGGCGGGCCAGTTTTTCACTTCCCAAGGCGCCGGCACGCCCCCTTTATGGACGAGCGGCCCGGCTGCCGCCGCGCCTACCGCTAGCGTGGGCCTTACCGCTGTACCAGGAAGCGCTTCGACATTCATGCGCTCAGATGCCGCACCTGCGTTAAATACCGCCATATCGCCTTATTGGACGGGAGCGCACGTTTTTCAGCCTCCGTCAGGCGTTACGCCACTTACGATCATCGCGCCAGCGGGCACGGCTGAATCTTTTGCCATCAACAACAATGCAAACACCGTGCAGCTTTTTATTGTAGGAAACGATGGCGGCGTGATCGTGCCGCCGGTTACCGGGGGTGGTGACAAAGGCGCCGGCAGCATCAACGCGGGGTCTTTGTACGTGAGCGGCAATCCGGTGATCAATACGACGAGTTCACCCACGCTGACGGGCTCTTGGACGTTCGATGCGGGCGCGGTGTTTAGCGGCTCGGGCGGCATTAGTATTTTGGGTCCGGCCGCCACACAGGATGACGTGCTTACGTTTGGGCAGTCCGGACAATCCACGTGGCAACTCTATAGCCTTGCATCCAGTAACGATCAGCACCTATATAACAACGCCTACGGGGATGTGCTCATCTTTGGCGGCAATGGCGGGGTGACGACGGCCGGACAGACCAATGAGGGGGCGGGGACGATTAATGCGGGGGCGCTTTATACACAAGGTGTCCGTGTAACAAAAACCGCCTTTGGACTGTTAACTACTCCTGGCGGAGGAGCTGTATGCGGAACTGCTTTTAGCGGCGGAATTGGAAATTGTTCATCCAGCGGAACTGGAAACGCCAATTTTGGTTTCGTATCCGGATACTTTACCAACTCTTCCGCTCCTCCAATGTGTACGTTTACTCCAAGTTTGCATACTCAAACAATTGATATCAATACAATCACTACTACCGGATTTAATATTACGACTTACACATCCGGCACTCCATCAACTGCAGCTGTATATGTAATTTGCGTAGGTTTGTACTAACATGAACACCATCCCTTGGTACAAATCGCGAATCTTGCAAGGCATCTTAGCGTCGCTCGTATCCCAAGCGCTCGCCCGCTCGAATCTCGCCTCGGTGATTTCCTCTGACCAAGCCCTCGCAATCATCAATTGGGGATTAGATGGCATCTCGGCCGCAGCGCTGGCCTATGCGACGCACGCGCGCGTGACCAAACCCTCTCCGCCCGTGTCGCTCACCAAAGCAAGCGCAGCAAGCGATAACGCAGCCGCAGCCGCGAATCTTGCGAGCACCACTGCGGCCAATGACTCCACGATACAGCCCCCAAAGTGAGTACGCCCGCCACCAATCCGCTTTCCTTTAACGCCTACGTGCAGCAGATCGGCGTGATGGCGGTCGTGCAGACGCAAGCCGTTAACGGCGTCTATCAAGGCATCGATGCGGCTTTCACCGCAATCATCCCGCAGATGCTCAACTACGCTGAGCTTCGCATACAGCGGGATTTGGATTTCCTATCAAGCCAGTCAGCGAACACGTATACGCTCGCGCCAGGAGATGCGGTGTTTTCCATTCCGGTCGATGATTTTTTCACCGTGCAGACGCTTGAGATCGTGCAAATGAACGGCACCACACCGGTCAATGCAACGCCGCTTCTGCCGGCATCAGTTGAATTTATTCAGAACGTCTATGGCGGCGGCATGGCGAACGCGGGCACGCCAAAGTATTTTGCCATGTACGGCGATAACTGGGAGGACGGCCAAGACACGTTCAATAACGTGTATTTGGGGCCTACGCCCAATTACGCCTATACGCTTCGCGTC